AGACACCCGTCGCGGCAAGGGCAACATGATCATCGTCTCAACAGACGTTGCATCAGCCCTAGCAATGACAGGTCTTCTCGATTACAACTCAGCTCTAACAAACAATACAAACCTCGTTGTCGACGATACAGGTAACACATTCGCTGGTGTGCTCTTCGGACGCATCAAAGTCTATGTTGACCCATATTCTGTCGCTGGCGCAGACTACGTTGTTGTTGGATATAAGGGTGTAACACCTTATGATGCTGGCTTGTTCTACTGCCCATACGTTCCACTCCAGATGGTTCGTGCAGTTGACCCAACAACATACCAGCCAAAGGTAGGCTTCAAGACACGTTATGGTCTCGTCGCAAACCCATTCGCAACAGCAGCTGGTACAGGTGCTCTATCAAATGGAACAAACGTATACTATCGTAAGTTCCAAGTGTTGAACATCAACCAGTAATAGTTTGCCAACTTAATAAAAATAATAAGGCAAAGTGACTCGGGGCGGATTCGAAAGGATCCGCCCCTTTTTCTTACACTAAATACATTGATAGGATAGAGGCTACCATGACAGCACTTACAAGAAATCCAGTCAATACAGATTTTCTTCAGCCGCATAAGTTTCAAATGGTCTTTGACCGTATGCCTGATGTCACATATTTTTGTCAGGAAGCAAATGTTCCTGGCATTGCGTTAACTGAAATTCAACGCTTCACGCCATTCGTAGATTTATTTGTGCCAGGGGAAAAGGCAGTTTACGATACATTTAATACTTCATTTTTAGTCAATGAAGATATGAGTTCATGGTTAGAATTGCACAATTGGATTCGTGGTGCAACGTTCCCTACCGACTTCCAGGAATATATTGATTTAGCAAGAGTAACTAAATCATCATATATGCAAAGTTTGATGACCAATCGTCGTCCAGTCGTATATACCGACGGAACTTTAACGATTTATTCGAATAAAAATAATCCAAGAATTCGTGTTAAATTCCACGACATCTTCCCAACTTATTTGGGGTCTCTCGCTTTTAATGTTGGAGCAAGCGCAGAAGGTCCTATAACTAGTAGTGCTTCCTTTAGATATTCTTATTATGATATAGAAATGTTATAGGTCAAACCAGACATAGTCTATTATATACATGCATTAGCAAACTGTCAAACTATTGCTCTAGTTGCTTTAGAAAGCAATTTATAGTATATTAATATGTCCGAATTATTGTAAAATGTGATTATGACAATCGAAACACCTCCTCTTGAAGATATCATGAAGCAGTGGGAAAAAGACTCTGACGTTGATTCCACTGAACCAGGTAAGGAAATCATTCGTATTCCTCTTCTGCATAACAAGTATAACAAATATTTGTCATTACACAATCTTTCCGCGAAAAGAGCAGCAATTGAATACGATCGCATCAAGAAACTTAAATGGATGTACTTCACAGGCAAATTAGACCAAGAAGAATTGGATAAACTTGGCTGGGAACCGTTTAGGTTTACACTGAAGTCTGATATCAATGTATATCTTGACGGTGACGATGATCTGAATAAACTCAAGCGCAAGAAGTCTTATCACGAAGAATCAGCAAAGTTTTGCGAAAACGTGATGAAAGAATTACAATCACGCACCTACCAATTAAAAGCATATATGGATTGGGAGCGATTCATTCAGGGTGCTCGTTGATGTGTGATGTAAAGGTTGAACGAACGAATAACATCTACGCGCAAGTTCATGCTGAAGATGGTATACTCCAGGAGATGTCTGAGTTCTTTACATTCTCGACTCCTGGTTATCAGTTCAGCCCTGCATTTAAAAGTCGACATTGGGATGGAAAAATCAGATTATTAAATTTAAAGACAAAGCAAATTTATGCTGGTCTAGTTGGCTATATAAAGACGTTCTGTAAAAATAACAACTACACCTTTGAGGTTATAGACGAAGACAAGGAAGTCTTTCCGATCGACACGAAGAACCTTGCGTCTGCTCTCTCGCTTCCCATGGAACCCAGAGATTATCAGTATCTTGCGTCTAGCGTCGGACTTACAAAAAAGAGAACTGTACTCATTTCACCGACCGCGAGTGGAAAGTCGCTTATAATCTACATGATGATTCGCCATCTGTTAAACAGTGGCAAAAAGCGTGGACTCTTGATCGTGCCAACGATCAATCTAGTGACTCAGATGCATTCAGACTTTAAGAACTACTCCAGTAACAATGGCTGGGATGTAGATAAACACTGTCAGAAAATTTTTGGCGGCGAAAGTAAAATCCCTGATTCCGACCTAATCATTTCTACTTGGCAATCAATTTATGAAATGCCGAAGAAATACTTTGCGCAGTTTGATTTCGTAATCGGGGATGAGGCTCACACGTTTAAAGCCAAGTCGCTCACATCAATTATGACTAAACTCATCAACTGTGATATTCGTGTTGGTACTACGGGAACGCTAGACGATTCAAAAGTAAACAAACTTGTTCTTGAGGGTTTGTTCGGTCCAGTATTCAAAGTCATTTCTACGAAAGAACTTATTGAGCGCAAGCAACTTGCAAACTTTAGCATCAAATGTATTGTTCTGAAATATCCAGAGCAGGTTTGTAAGGCAGTCAAAGGATTTACTTATCCTGACGAGATGAATTTTTTGACACAGCATGACGGAAGAAATAAATTTATTCGCGACTTGGCTTTAAATTTAAAAGGCAATAGTTTAATTTTATTTACTTATGTAGAGAAACACGGTAAAATATTATATGAGTTGGTGAAAACCGCAAGTCCTGGACGAAAAGTTTTTTTTATCCATGGTGGAGTTGAAGCAGAAGATCGTGAAGCAGTGAGACATATCACTGAAAAAGAAAACGATGCGATCATTGTAGCAAGTTACGGAACGTTCTCAACTGGAGTCAATATTCGTAACCTACATAATATTGTATTCTCCTCCCCAACAAAGAGTAAGATTCGATCTCTGCAGTCTATTGGTCGTGTGCTGCGTTTAGGTGATAATAAAGAAGCAGCAATGTTATATGATATTGCAGATGACTTACGTTATGGTCCATATACAAATTTTACATTGAAGCATTACGAGGAAAGAGTGAAGATATACAGCGAAGAAAAATTCCCCTTCACTACTAATAACGTAAGGATAAACTAATGTCAGAAGATGTGCCAGAATATAACAGCGGCGAATTAAAATTCGTGCGATTTAAGACGATGCCAGAGGATTTAATTGGTTGGGTAACTTATAAAGATGAGTGTATAATTATTCAAAAACCATTGCGAATTGAAGTCGAAACTATATTCGAGGAAGGTCGTCAAATCCTTGCGATGCAGGAATACTTACCTCAATCAATTGTTGAACTTCAAGAAGTAGAATTTCCGCTAGAGGATGTAATGTTTTGTACTCCTGTGCGAAAAGAGTTTTATGAACAGTATGAGTATGTCAGCGATTTCTTTTATAACAACACAGCAAAATTTCAAGAGAATCTAAAAAAGAAGCAAAAGAAAATTCAAGAACAAACTGAAAGTATTGAGAATGTAGTCTCAATTCTTGAAGCCCTCAAATCTAAAAAGGACAAACCTGTACACTAAATTATGGCAAAAAATCACTATATTAATAACAAAGACTTTCTCCTTGAAATGACAAAGTACAGGCAAGCCATTCGCAAAGCAAAGCGCGAAGGTAAACCTAAACCGCAGATTCCTCGATACGTTGCTGAATGCTTTATGAAGATTGCTGAGAATCTTTCGCACAAGCCAAACTTTATCTCATATACGTTTAGGGATGAAATGGTTGCTGATGCTATTGAAAATTGTGTGATGTATGTCGACAACTTTGACCCTAGCAAATCTAGCAATCCATTTGCTTATTTCACACAAATAGTATATTATGCATTCTTACGTCGCATTCAGAAAGAAAAGAAACAACTCTATATCAAATACAAGTCTACACAGACTGCTGGTATTCTTGATGAATTTGAGTTGAATGAGAATGAGGATGGAACATTTAGACAGTTCGAACTCTATGATAATATCTCTGAGTTTATTGATAACTGGGAAAATGCTCGCAAGGCTAAGAAAGCCAAGAAGGCTGGACTTGAGAAGTTTGTTGACGAGGAAGTTGTAAAATGAAGATTGCCATTCTCGGCGATACTCACTTTGGTATGAGAGGCGACAGCGTTGCCTTTCATAATCATTACCGTGACTTTTATCTAAATACATTTTTTCCTTATTTGGTGCAAAATGGAATTACCACCATATTTCAATTGGGTGACTTATTTGATCGTCGGAAGTATATCTCTTTTCAGTCTCTTGCTCTTTGCCGCCGTTATTTTTTTGATCAACTGGTAAAGCACGATATTCAATGTCATGTGTTGCTCGGTAACCACGATATCTTCTTTAAGAATACTCTCGAAGTCAATTCACCTGATCTGCTTTTAAAAGATTACAAGGATCATGTAATCGTATACGATGAACCAACCGATTGGATGGGAGTCGACATCATTCCTTGGATTTGTAAAGACAACGAACAGCAGGTTGCTGAGTTTATTAGCAACAGTAAGAATGAGTTTTGCTTTGGTCATTTTGAACTTGCTGGATTCAAGATGGATGTGATGAACATCAGTCATGAAGGTATGGATGCAAGTATTCTTAGAAAGTATGGTCTTGTGCTGAGTGGTCACTATCATCACAAGAGTCGCGATGGAGATATTGTTTACGTTGGCACTCCTGGCGAAATGACATGGTTGGATTATAATGATGAGCGCGGATTCCATACCCTAGATACAGATACTCGCGATCTCACGTTTGTTCCTAATCCGCAGAGAATGTTCTACAAGATTAAATACAACGACGATAACTTGTTCTACAATGACATTGTTAATGAAGATTACTCATATCTTGCTGGCAAGTATCTTAAGATTGTAGTCGAGAAGCGCAATAACTCATTCTTGTTTGATACATTGATTGAT